CGCTGCGAGTTTTGCCGCATACGCCGCCGCCTGCTGAGAGCGAGACAAACCCTCTGTTTCCGTCGCCAGCAGTTTCACCGATGCGGACGTTGTGGTCGCACTTGCTGCCTGCGCATTCATGCCAAACACCGCTTGGCCGACTGCGCTCGTAAGTGCAGACATGCGCCCCGCGCTTTCTGACACCAAGTCGCCCCACGCCTTCAGTGGGCTTGTCCCAGTCGTGATAGCAGCGGCAAGGACGCCAAACCCTCGCACCAGCGTTACTGTCGCCTCAAAGCAGAACTGCAGTGCAATAGCTACCGAGCCGAGAACGGCAGCGAGGGCCTTCAGCGCCAACGTCAGGATTTGCGACCAACCTGCATCGCCCGCTGTCTGCGCGAACAAGACCAGCGAGTTCTTCAGGCGCTCAAAGGTGGGTGCCAGGCCGTCTGTCGAACCCTGCAGTTCGGTCAACCCTTTCGTGAACGCGGGGAAGAAGTCTTTCGCGGCAAGGTTGCCGCTCTCAACCAGCTTCACCAGTTCGGCGTCGGTGATTCCGAGCCCTTTGGCTGTAAGGCTGAGCGCACCAGGGATGCTGTCGCCAAGTTGCTGGCGCAGTTCTTCCATCGAGACAGTGCCCTTGGAGGCAATCTGCGCGAGGGCGTCGAGCGCCAACGATGTCCGATCTGCACCGAGACCCAGCGTCCCCGCCGCACGGGTGAGCGACTGGAACAGCGCGTTGCTCTCTCCAATCGGCACGTTGGCCGATTTCATGGACGCAGAGAACTTCACGAAGGAGTTGGAAATGCCGCCGACCGACACTCCTGCTTCGGACGCAGCTTTGCGCAGGAAGTCGAGTTGAGAGGCCGTCGTTGCCGTGTTCTTGTAGATGGCGTCCAGGGCGCGCCGGAACGTGTCCAACTGGACAATGGATGCGACGAACTCTCGCCCCAGTTCCTTTACCTTGTTGACCAAGTAGCCGATGGCGTCAGCCGCCAAGTTGCCAGCGCTGATCTGACCGATGGAGTTCTTGAACAGCGCTGCAGCTTTGTCTGCCGTCGTCAGCGTGCCGGTGAGCCCCCGAATCTCGCGCTCCAGGGTCTTGATCTTGGTGTCGCCAGCGGAGAAGGCTTGCTCCAGGGCTTTGCCGGTGATCGTGCCCGATGAGGCGAGAAGCGCCATGCTGGAGCGAACGTCGTCGATTTCCTTGTTGACGGCCTCGATGGATCGGATGCCGATGTTGCTGAACGCTTTGTCGAGGTTGCGCGCCGACTGCGCGGCGGCTTCGGTCTTGCGGTCTGCCTCGTCCAGCAGAGAGGCGTAGGCACGCACGTACTCGGACGCCTGCATCATCTTCTGCGCTTCGGCGGCTTGACGCTCAAAGGCGTTCGACGCCTCGACCTCCTTCAGCCGTGCGGCTAGTTCCCGTGCCGCAGTGCCGGTGACATTGAAGGCGTTGAGCAGTTGCGCCTCTGATGCTGCCACGTTCTCTGTGCTCAGGCCCAGGGCGTCCGCAGAGGTCTTGGCCGCGTCGAAGGCCGACTCCTGCGAGCGCAGTTGGGCGCTCAGCGAGGCGAAGGTCTTCTCCGAGCGCTCGGTGGCCGTCTGCAGGCGCTCCTGCGACGACTTGGCTTCGGTCAGGTCTTTGTTGGCTTCGCGCAGGCTGGCGCGCAGGCCGTCTACCGCCACTGCGGCATCTACCTGCACAGCCTTCAGGCGCGACACCTCGTTGCGGTACGCCTCGCTGCTGCGCTCCGAACTGGCGACGGAATTGCGGTATTCATCGACTGCCGCTGCCGCCCGCTTCTGCGCCTCAAGGCCGTCTAGCAGCGCTGCGGTGGCTCCGCGCTGGGCCTCGCGTGCACCGTCGGTGGCCTGCTTCGATGCGTTCAGCTTGGTCAGGTATTCTTCAAACGCCTGCCCGGCTTGCCCAACCTTCGCCCGCAGGTCGTCGGTCTCCTGGCTGATCGCACGGAACGTAGACAGCGCTTGGTTCTGCTGCCCCAGGCGCCCAATCTCGTCGGCCAGTTGCTGGAACTCCGGCGCGGCATCGCCGCCCTCCTTCGCCAAGGACTGAACCGCCTGTTGAAGCTGGCGAACGCCATCCTCACCAAGCGTGTCGATGCTGAGCGTCAGCTTTACGTCACGATTGCTACCAGTTGCCATTGTCTGCTTCCAAAAGAAAAACCCGCCTTGCCGAAGTCAGCGAGGCGGGTTCGGGCTGCGGGAGTGGCCCCGCCACGCCTGTGCGTTAGACCACCGGGTCTTGGCGCGTCACTTCGTAAGGGGCGTCCTTGCCGACAGGGGTCTTCAGGTTGCCGGTCAGAGATACATCGGAGAAGTCGTCGGCCAGCAGATCCAGTGCCGAGTCTGCAGACAGAACGGCTTCCCACACGTCAACAGTCACCTGGGTGCCGTCGGCTTGGTTGATGCCGTCGAACTTGATCTGCGTGCGCACTTCTGTGCGGGTCGAACCCTTGATGACCGTGCCGGTGGCAGCGGAGTACGCGCCGGAGACGTTCAACGTAGCACCTTCGACGATAGCGCTGCCGGGCAGAACCATGACCCAGCCGAGCGGGCGGTTCAGCTTGTAGTCGGTGCCTTCCACGTAGGTGGTCGTGCCACCCGCGTTTTCCACCGTGATGAGTTCGTCCAGGTTGCGCTTGCCGACAGCAACCCACTTGCCCTTCTTGGCGACGATAGCGAAGTCACTCAGCGTGCCAGAGGCTTCGTTGAGTGCGGAGTCCGTACCCAGGAACGCCATGGTCAGAATGTCGCCGGTCAGTTCCTTCAGTTCCATCGTGAAGGTCGTCGGCTGGGCGATGTTCACGGACTCCAGCACTTGGCCGTAGTCGTAGCGACCCTTGCTGGTGGACTGAACGGTGTTAACGCTCGGTTGAAGCTGAAAGCTGTTGGCGTAGATCGGGCCGATCCAACCTTGTGCGACACCGTCAACCAAGCGGTTGATGTAAATGTCGCCAGCGCCCATGAAACTGCGTGCGGCCATTGAAAATTCTCCTGTGAGGGTGCCGCGACACCTACGGCGCGGACGTATTGCAACAATGTGAAGTGTCTGTGCTTTTCGCTATCGGGCTCTGCGGCCAAATTTCGCGGTCACGGATTCGCCAGGGTCTCGGCGTAGTCCACCTCGATGTGGACGATGGCGTACACGATGGGCATGCCGTCGGCGCGGGGGCCGATGTCACGACCCACGTAGCGGACGCGGTGGACGCGCCCGCCTAAGTTCTGCAGGCCAAGCTGGCCGTTTGCCGCTGGCTTGAACAGGGCGCGCTTGATGTCACGGATGACCGCGTGTGCCGCGTCGTTCGGGTGGTCTGGGTCACACCTGACGTAGCCGCCGATCACGTAGTCCTGGGTGATCTTCAGCGCGTCGCGGCCCGACTGGTCGCCGGGGCGGTCTTCGCCTTCGATCAGCACGGCGCACGGCACTTGGCCGTCGTCGATCTTCAGGCGCCCACGGAAGTGCCGCAGGCCGATGTCGGTCTCGTAGCCGTTGGCGATCTGGATGTCTGCGATCAGGCTGTCGATGTGCGCGGCCAAGACCGACGCTTTGGTGATTACTTCAGGGCGGCTCATTCGGAGATTACTTTCGTCAGTTGGTCTTGCACCGCTGTCAGCATGGTGTTCTCAAGGTCTTCAGAAACCTCGTCGAGAATCTGGCCCGCTTGGTAGGCGAAAAGTTGGTAAACGGATGGGCCGTAGCGATGCTTGATCTTCCCGCTGCGGGTGCGTGCGAACACGCCGAACCCGTTGCCCCCGGCCTCGGCGCCTCGGCGCAGTGGCATCAGGAAACCACGCTCTACTTCGCTGGTTTTGCCACGGGTCACTTGCACGGTCACACCAAGCTGGCGCGACCCCGGCGCGATGCCGAGGGCTGCGTTGCCTTTGCGCTTGGCATCGGACTTGTTGGCGACGATCACGGGCCGGGCGTCGTAGCGGCCAAGCACCGTCAGCGCGTCGCGGGCCCCGCTGGCTGTGATGACGGCCACGGGGTTGCCCTCCGTGGCTTTGGTGAGAACCATGCGCCGCCGCAGGTACGCATCCGTCAGGTTGATGCCTGCGGTGATCCGGTCACGGGCCAAGTCGTCAGTGCGCTCGGCCACTTCGTTCAAGGCGGTCACTCGCGCCTTGCCGATGTCCGAAGCAGCAAAGCCGCCGAGGTCTTCACCAAGGGCGGCCAGTTTTGCTGTGTCGAACTGCAGCGCGTAGTTGCGTGCCATCTCAAATCTCCATGACGATGAACCGCTTGTTGACGCCGTTGTCTTGCACAAGGGCCTCCAGGCGGTAGCGCACTCCGTTCTGCGTGAAGTATTCGCCTGCGGTGTGGGTCGCCTCTACCGTGGCGATGTCGCGGGTAACGGTGAGGTCGTCCCCCATGCCGTCAACCTGAACCCCGTGCTCGATGTTGACGCGCTCGGGGACCGTAGAACCAGCAAAAAGAGCATCCTCTCCTAGTGCGAAAAGGATGCTCTTGTGCATTAGCCGGAAGGCTGGGATCACAGCATTACGGCATTGCGGAGCCGTGGAACAACTCGATCACCGCTTCGGGGAACTTGTTGTAGCACAGCGGGTTGGACTGGGCTTCCAGTTCAACGCCCTTGTCCATGCGCATACGCTCTTGCTTGGCGTAGTAGGGAACGCCACGGGTGTTCACGGTTTCCATGTAGTCGGCGGGCGAGTACACGGTCTGGAACATGCCGGGCACGCCCATTGGGTATGCGTAGGCGTAGCCTGCGCCGATCACGGGGTTGCCGCCGATGTCGTAGTCGTAGACCTTGAAGGTCACGTCGTTGAACACGAAGTCGGCACCCATGCTGTCGGTGCGGTTGAAGGCACCATCGCGCCACAGAGCGTAGGCTTCCTTCATCTTGTTGTGCTTCAGCAGGTTGCGCAGGAAGTCGTTGTTGCAGACCACCATCACGCCGCTGAAACCACGGCCACCCAACTTGTTGCGGATGGCCCGCTTCAGGTTGTAGGTCAGTTCGACGGGGTCGATGGACGTGTTGGCCGTCTCAATGTTCCAAGCCTGTTGCGTCTTGGTCATGCCGAAGGCGTCGTACACGTCCAGAATCACGCTGGAACCGTCTGCATCCAGAACCTTGCCCTTCAGCGCGCCGAGGCGGTGCCACTCCAGCGTCAGGTCGATGTTCTGCTTCAGCAAGTCCAGGCGCTCGCGCACCACGGACTGGATCGTCTCGACTTCGGTCTCGGAACCGAAGGCGCGCACGCCCTGCACCACGTCAGCCATGATGGCGTCGTTCTCTTGCAAGTGAACGGTCGCCAGGGGGATCAGCTTGCGGTTGCGATCCTTGGTTGGTTGACCGACGCCGCCACGGGGCGAGGTGGGCACCAAGTTCAGTTCAGAACCCTTGCGCTCGATCATGAACGTCAGGGTGCTGATACCGGACTCGGTGAACAGACCCATGTCGCCCAGTTTGGTGGGGACGCGGGGGATGTCGATGATCGTGTCGGTCAGTTGCGAAACCGAGAACGCATCGTTGTTGAAAATGTCCAAGCTAGCCATGTTGCTTTTTCTCCTGAGTCAGCTATTGAAAGAGGCTCAGAGAGCCGGTGTGCCCACGGACAGCACGGAGCTATCGCCGCGAACGATGATGCCCACGGTAGCCAGCGAGGCTTCTGCGGCGGCGTTCAGGTTGGTCAACTTGAAGCGGTTCACTTCCGTGTCGCGCACGAAGCCGACGGCCTTGCTGTCGCCGGTCTTGGCGTACAGGTGCTCGTACAGGATCGCGGTGGCGGGGCCTGCGGAGCCGTCCGTTGCGTAGGGCACGTACTTGCCGGAGCCAGCGGCCACGGTGATCTTGGCGGTGTCACCGGCCACGGCGGCAGTGCCGCCAGCGGTCAGAGTGAACGCCAGACCGCCTGCGGAGAACGCCGTACCCAGTGTGCCGTTGCCGATGCGCGAGCCGTCAGGTGCTTCCACGTTAAACTTCGTGGCAGCAGTGAACGTGATCGTGTACACGCCTGCCACTGCGGGGCCTGTCACAACGATTGCGCTGGAGGTTGGGTTACCCGTAACGCCTGCGTCCAGAGCAAACGTGCCAGCACCTTGGTCAACCTTCGACAGCAGCGTGCCAGATTTCACGGCAGTGCCTGTTTGGGTTACCACGATGTTTTCGCGGCTGCGCTGGCCTTTGGCTTCGGACAGTACGAAGTCCACCAGCTTGGGGGTGTTGTAGAGTGCGGTAGCCATTTTTTAGCGTCCTTCCTTTTTGGTGCGCTGGTTGTGCAAATCCCACATGCGAGCAGTGCTGACGCCGGGATTCGCACGGTTGGCGTCGGACTCTTTCTGAACTTGCTTCGTCGGGTTCGTGTGCTGGTCGGCTTCTGCCATTGCATTTGCCAAGGCAGCACGAACGTCTTCAATCTTTGCGGAGGCCCGGATGTGAGCCTTCGCGTCGTCAGGGCGACCGACCACGTTGCACAGCGCCGTGATTTCACGGGCAGCGGTGAAACGCGCTTCTGCGTCGGCCATCGTGGTCGCGGCTACTGCGAAGAACGCACCGTGTGCTTCCAGGCCTAGGCTCTTGGCCTTCGCCACGATCTGCTCGGCCAAAGGCGTGTCGGGCACTTCGATGGTCGGCTCAGGCTCGGGCTCGGTTTCAGCAACAGGGTCGGCGGGGGCGTCTTCGGCCTTGAACACCCGGGCGACGTGCTCTGGCAACTCGGCACGGGCCAAATCGAATTTAGCAGTGGCCGTCACAGCGTCGGTCAACTCAGTGGCGAAACCCATGGTCAGGCATTCTTCTGCCGTGAGCCATGTGTCCTTCGCCATGATTTCCGTGGCCTTGGCTTCGTCGATGCCCATGCGATCCACGTAGATGTTGCGCAGCGACACCTGAATCTTGTCCACCACGTCGGCGGCTTCGCGCAGGTCTTCTGCCGTGCCCCAGGCGCCGCCAGAGACGGCGTGCACCATTGCGAACGTGTTCTTGGGCATCTGGCGTTTGTCACCGGCCAGTGCGATCACCGAAGCGATGCTCGCGGCCACGCCGGTCACCCGGGTCGTAATCGTTTTGCCGTCGTTGGCCCACTGGCGCAGCATGTTGTACATGCCCAGACCCGCCATCACTTCGCCGCCGACCGAGTTGATTTCGACCACCAGTTCGTTGCTGGTGATGCCGTCCAGCGAGGCGCGGAAGTCTTTGGCCTGGGTGCCCCAGAAGCCAATCTCTTCGTCCAGTGCCAAAACCGCAGGCTTGTCGCCCGCCTTGGCGGTAAATGTGAAACAGGGGCGCATGCGCAATCCTTTGGTTGATGGTGCGAATTGTGAGCAGTAATGCGAAACCGGCTCTGCGGCCAAATTTCGCAAATGTCAAGCTACTGCGCTGCAATGCAGTTGTCGTAGCGCTCTTTTTGGCGTGTCCACACGCCCTTGCAGCCTTGCGGCCCCCAGTTCTGAGGCAGCTTGCAGTCGCGGCCCGCCTGGAAACGCCAGTTGAGCAGCGCTTCGCAAGCCTTCCGGTACTCGCCCTTGAGCAAGAACGTGCGAGGGGACATTGGCTTTTGCCAATTACCTATGCCGAATTGGCCCGTGAAATCCATGTACAGGTCGTACTCGGCTTGGTAGAGGGCAACGCCCGGCAGCGACTTGGCGAGGCGCTGCTCGTCCTCGCTGGCGAGGGCTCGGGCCAGTTGGTCTGCGCGCTGGCGCGTGATCGGCTTGTCGCCCAGGCGAACAGGCGTGCCGTCTTCGTAGCGGGTTGAGCCGTGGCCGATAGTCGGCACGTCGCCCTTGGTCGGGATGTATGGCTTGTGGACGACCGTTCCGTCTTCCAGGACTGCCGTCGGCCCGTCACCCTCAGAGACTTTCCAAGTGGCGAGGCCCGCCGAGGACAACGCCAGGGCGGTGACGATCACTCGTTGACGGACGGCGGGGTTCACCGTAGCGCTCCACAGTCGGTGTCGCCTTCTTCGCCCTTTTTGCTGGTGCGCCGCTTCAGCTTGCGGCCCCAGTCTGTTTCCTCACGAATCCATTTGCGGACGAGGTAGGCGATCTGCAGGACGATCAGTGCTGCGGTCGCCAAGGCGATGAAGCCGTTCAGCGAGAACAGCGTGGCCCCGATGGCCGGGGCTGCTTTCGCAGCCTCGACTGCCACATCTTGCATTTCTGTCTTCATATCAGGGCATTTCTTGGAAATTAGCGATGCCGCCGATTGTCTTACTTACGTTTACATTGTCTCCTGCGGCTGAATTTCGCAGATCACTTGCCTCGGGGTAGAGAGAACTTAATCATCACCAGCGGGGCTCTGCGCCGCAGACCGTTGACGGCAAGCCCCAGCTTGACGCCAACATTGCGCCGCACCACGAAGCCCAGAGGGGCCTTCGCCACCGAGTAGATCGACCAGTGGCCGTCCAATTCGTGCACGACAACTCCAGGGTGGTCGCGGTTGGTGTCCAGATCACCCCAGGAGCGCATGCGGGGGCGCATCTCGGGGGTGATCGCAGGACCCGTATCTGATGCCAAGCGGCTCGCCATGTTGCGAAACCCCAACCAGACCCAGCGTGCCCACTTCCAGCGCTGGTGACCTTTGGCGTAGTAGGCGTACTGCAGAGCGCTGTCGTCGAGCGGGCACGGCTGCAGTTCGGCATAACCATCGGGGGACATAAGCCACACGCCCCGGTCGCCATTGATGCTGACATCGTTGTCGTAGGCCTTCCAGCGCTCAGGCAATGCCTCAGCCTCAAAAGGAACCTTCCCAGTCAGCAAGAGCCACCCGACAACCAGCCAGGCCGTGGCCTTGTGCCACGCGATTCGGGCCGCACTGTAATCGCGCTCGCACTTGGCCAGGTACGCCAGGGCCTGTTTGCGCAGCGCAGGGTCATCGACGCCAGCAGCGATCAGGTACTTCTCGTAGTTCATGGTGCGCTGCGCGATGTGAAGCGTGGCTCATTGGGTGGGTGGTACTCGCTCGGGTAGTTCTTGCGGTCGAACTCCTTGATGTAGGCGTTCTTGCAGTGGTCAGGGCCTTGCCAGAAGAACAGCAGGTTGATGAAAGGCATGGTCAATTTCCCGAACACCTTGCCGTCCCGGTATGCGCGGTAGCTCCGCGCGGAAAGCGTTTCGTCTGCGTAGCTGACTGTCCCGTCCAATGGAGGGATCAGCGCATTCACCAGCTGGTCAGCCGCAATGAAGACCTGCTCACAGTAGGCGCGCATCAAACTGAATACCTTCGGCATTTGCTTCCTCCTCGATGGATGTGGGCCAGCCCACGGAAAAGTCATAGTCCTGCGGCGCGGCGCTGGCTTCCATGGCCAAGCGATGCACCTCGGCGGCAGAGAAAATCGCGGTGTCGCTTGCCGCAGTGGCGCCGACGATGGCCTGGGCAAGCGCTGGTGTCATCGTCACAAACACAGGCGGCGGGGTGAAAGTCAGCGTCTTCCACTGCAGGCCTGTCGGGATGCTCGCCCCCAGGAGCACGAGTCCCAGTTGCTGGGTTCGGCTTTTCTGGTCGCTGTGGTACCAGTGGGCGCCGACCTTCACGCCAAGGGATGCACGGCGGTCACGTTCGGCTTTGATCTGTTCCCAAGCGGTGGCACGCAGTTGTTCAATAGGTGTTTCAGGTTGCGGCACGTAGTCAGCGATGCACTGCTGGATCATGGCCTCGTACTGCGCAGCGTCTGCGCCGAGGTCTGCACGCAGCTCATTGAGCTGAGTCGCGTGGTAGGCGTGGCAGCGCACTACCACGCCCGCTGCGCTCACCCAAGTGGCCTCTATTACGGGGGCGTTTTCGTAGCGGATTAATTGTTGAAGCATCATGACGTTGCCCCTTTCAAAATCACAAAACGGACCTTTAAAGCCTCGGCTAGCGCGATGCCGGTGATGTTTGTCACGCGGATTCCAAACACGCCACCCGAAGATGTGTATGTCTCGCTGCGATAGCTGTTGCTGCCCACCTGCTGTGCATAAACCGCATCCTCGACCGCGAAGACTGAACAGTTAACCGCAAACGACACGCTCGCACCTGCTGCCAGAGATGCATTACTCATCGTGATTTCGCCAGTTGGTTTATTCAGTGTCACGGCAGTGGACTTGCTCGTAGCCTGCGTCACAGTCCCGCCAGCGCCTACCCCGTAGCCGAGTGCGCCTCCAGTCGCCAGGAGATTTCCTGATACGTTGACAGCCCCCGAAATATTCCCACCCGTCTTGTCGAACTTCGTGCTTACTTGAGCCTGCAGCTTGCCGATTGCGGAGAGCACGGTGTCGGTAGCGGCAACCACAGCGTTTGTCGCTGTGCTCAGGCCCGTAAGGGTTGCTGCACGAACATCAGTGAAGAAGTCGCGCCAGGATTTATCGCCGCGCCAATACTGAGAGGTTGTGCCCGCTGTGACGGTTGGTTCCTTGCTTGCGAGGCCGGTCGTGAGGTCCTCATCGGTGGCGGCGTCCGTGATCCCGAACCCGCTGAGCGTTGTCGGCTTGTCGGTGAGCCCAGTCCACGAAGTCGTGCCCGCTGGCCCTGTATCCCCGGTGTCGCCTTTCGGGCCTTGGGTTCCCTGAATGCCTTGAGGGCCGGTGTCCCCCGTGTCGCCCTTTGGACCTTGGATGCCTTGTGGCCCTTGGGGACCTGTCTCACCTTGCAGACCTCGCAGAGCGTCTGCCGGGACGCGGACTGTCGCCCCACCCTGGACTACGGGGACGAGTTCGCTGCCGTCCAGCGGTGTCGTGCCAGCGGGCAGTTGAGAAATCTTTTTGTCAGCCATCTCTATTCCTGAACTATGTTGTCGCCGCCTTCGGTCACCAATGTGTCCCCGTTTTCTGTCAGCAGGTTGTAGGTGATTGCAGGGCCTGCGCCACCGAGCCATGTAGCCATTTGCTCGTAGCTTGCGACGACCCAAACCCCCT